GATCAATTAAGTTAAATTATATAGAATTTTATCAAGCATTATTGTCAGTTACCTCATAAGAAATCCTCCAATGATCCTCTTGCTTCACTAATTCGCTTTTGTATTAAATTACCATACTTTTCGTGCAATTCACATCCAATATAATCCCTGCCCAGTTCCTTTGCTACCATTGCAGTTGTGCCACTTCCCATAAAAGGATCAAGGATAATATCACCCTTTTCACTACCTGCTAATATACAAGGTTTGATTAATTCTGCTGGAAAAGTTGCAAAATGTGCACCTTTGTATGGTTTTTTATTAACAGTCCAAACTGATCTTTTATTCTTCTTAGTATAACTCTTAGTTAAACCTGAATGTGGTTGCAATCCAGTTCCAGGATTATGATATTTACCATTAGTTCTATCTCTAGTTCCCCAATCTTTTTTAACTGGTTCTTTAATTGCTTCATTATCATAATAATAATCTCTTTGTTTAGTTAATAGGAAAATATATTCGTGAGATTTAGTACATCTATCTCTAACACTTTCTGGCATTGGATTAGGTTTATTCCATATAATATCTTGCCTTAAATGCCATCCATCTGCTCTTAATGCAAATGCCAACATCCAAGGAATACCCATTAATTCTTTATCTTTAAATCCCTTTAATTTGTTTGCTCTTTTAGGATTTCTATAAGGTAAATCTTGTCTGCTTTTAGCAAATGATTGTTTAGCATATTCACCAGTTCCAGATTTATAGTTATAATAACTATCACCAATATTCAACCATAATGTTCCATCATCTGTTAATATATTTCTTACTTCTCTGAATACTTTCACCATCTCTTCAATATATTCTTCTGGTGATTGTTCTAATCCTATTTGTTTCTCTTCTCCACCATAATCTCTCAGTCCGTAGTAAGGTGGAGATGTCACACAACACCTTGCTTTTTCATCAAATTCTTTAAGTGTTTGGCGACAATCACCAAATAAAATTAAATCTCTCATGCTAGAATCTTATCAACCACAGCATTAACACTTCTTGCAGTCTTAATTCCTACTCTATCATAAACTGGCACTGCAATCAACCCAAACTTCTTATTACTATCTCCAGTACGAATTACCCTCCCTATTGTTTGACTAATAGCAGTAGTATTCATATTACGCATAAACAATGCTGCCTCTAATCCTGGTACATTAATACCTTCAGAGAGAATACTGTGATGCAATACTACAAATCTTTTACCCTTTTCTTTACCCCAATCTGATAATGTATCAAAAAACTCTTCACGATCTACTTTCATACCATCAACAAATCCTCCAGTCTTTGATGTAATATACATCCAAGAATATCCACGAGATGATAACTCTTTACAGAAATTAGTGTCATCTATAAGATTAACAATCTGTGATATTCTTCTTGCACAAATTAATACTTTATCAACCCCACATTCATCAATTGTTTCTAACAAATGCTCACATTCTTTTGTGACTGGTGTTCTACCTGCCTCAGTCATTTCTAATTCTTTAATTGATAGTTTAGGTGGTAAAATATATCCATTCTCTATCAATTCACGAGGTGTAATTCTTTCTATTTCTTTTCCGTAGATCTCCTCATCATCCATACTAGGAGATTCGACAGATTTATTATACTTAGGAGTAGCAGTAAAGAAATAGCAGCGAACATTATCCAAACCTGCAAAAAACTCAGTAGCAGGGTAAAAATGTCGTTGAACACTATTATGTGCCTCATCAAAGTATATTGTATCTACATTTATACCACTTTCTTGTATCCTATGAAGAGAATGATACGTTGTAAAGATTAATTTATTATATCTGTATTGCTTACTATACCATTCACGAATTGCCCTAGAATTAGTGGTGGAAGTATAAGTTGTATCACCACTATGTACGTGCAATATCTTACGTTGAAGCATAGGATGTAATCCCATCCATTCTTCAAACTCATCGCAATGTTGTTGTGCTAATAGTATTCGTGGAGACACCACCACAACTGTCTTTCTTTGTGGTTCCTTCAGGAATACATCCCAACTGCAACTATTAAACTCTCTTTGTGCATCTTTAATCATACACAAAGTTTTACCACCACCTGTAGGAACAATAACTTGCCCTTTAGGATTAGTGGTCATGTTATCAACAATGCGTTCCTGATGCGGACGCAGTTTCATCATAAAATCACCTTTCAGTAAATTATACCATAAAAAGTATTAAAACGCCATAGAGACGCTTACAGGTACATCATAGGGACACTTTACAGGTTCCCCCCAATTATGCCTGTCTTACAAGATTAATAAAAACTTGTTTAGCAGGATATCTTGCTCTTACTAATTGTTCAATATACCTTCTATCAGCAAGATCAGACTCTATTTCAACATTATGAGATCTTCCACGATCATCTGTATATCTAATCTTACAATTATATTGTGTCATTTATTCTGTTTTGCTCTTCTTGCTCTTTCTTTATGAGTAATTGGATGCTTTAATTCACTCTCTTTCTTCTTACCAGTAGCAGCAAGTGTAAGATCTCTAAGTTTCTTTTCACCTCTACGAGTTAAAGATTGTCTCTCTGCCCTACTATAACCAGATGCCTTTGCTGGTTTATACTTAGGATCAACTGTCTTAGATGTTTTCTTACTTAAAAGTTCAGATGCAGTCTTAGTTTTAGCACCCTTTTCTCTTGCCTTACGCTCTAAATATGCCTTCTTTTGTGCTTCTTTAGCAGATAAAGCAGCACTACCTCTTTCCTTCTCTGGTTGTTGCTCACGTTGAGATTTTGGTCTTTGAACACCAATATCTTTGCGTGGTTTATAGGATTTAGCAGGTGCAGTTTTACCTCCACCTATTGCTTTAGTCCTTTTCTTTTCGGGTTCAGTTTTCTTACGTTCACTTCCTATCTTCTCACCTCCACGATGAGTAAGACCAGTGCCGTGACCAAGACCTTCTTTATCACGAAGTTCTGCTTCAGTAAGAAATTGCTGGAAAGTTTTCATTACTCATTAACAACAGTTGAGTTAGCGTAAACGTCTGGAGTATAAGTATAACTCTTCGGTCCGATTGTACGAGTAACTTGTGTATTCTTAACAGCAGTTGCATCGGATGATGATGAGAATTGCTTTCTATCAGCATAGGTTTGAGTCCAACTGTCTCCACCTTCATAATAGATGGTTCCTGTGCCCATTGCACCAGTGGATTTAACGTGATAAGGCATTGTCTTACAACTTTTTAGTTATTTAGGTTTCTGCCTCCTTTTCTTTCTTTTCAACGATCTTCTTCGGACCCTTCTGTACTCTATCATTGTCATGGAACCATTTGACCCTTTTACGGCGAATCTTTAACAATTCGTCATAACGCTTCTGTTGTTCAGTAGTGTAGTGAAATCCTTGCTTACGCCAAGATTCACGTAATTCTTGCATTTCTTTAAGAACTAATGCGGGTTTCATGAAATTACCTAATAATGATATTATAGGGACACTTTATGGGTTCCCCCCTAATCATCACATTCTGAATAATGAGAAGGAATGGCACTTTTGCGTGATTTAATATACTTTAAATCTTTCCAACAATGATTATAACACAATAATAATGTATGAATCATCTTGTGCTTTTCATTTTTAGTATATTGATCTTTAGGTTTAGGTCTAACACCAGTTTCTATTGTAATATATTCATCACAAAAGAAGTAAACCCACCCCTCATCACTACCATATTCACCTTTATCCCAAATTACATAATCATTAACCTTGGGAATATACGGATCGGGCATGATGATGAGAGTTAATCTAAGTTTTCGGGAATATAACCAGGATCTTGTTTAACTGTAGGATATCTAGGGTCATCTTGCAATACTGCTTTCAAATCACCAGGATTTTGACCTTGATTTACAAGATCTTTCAACATTCTATCACATTCTTCTTTAGTCAACTCATCAGCATTATTAGCGATCAAATGCCATCCAGTAGTAACCCTTTCTAGGATTTTAAACTTCTTGTCGTCTGCCATTTTTGTTTTAAGTAATTACTTCATTATATTATAAAGAAAAAAACCGAGGATGTCAAATGACAAACTCGGCAATGTAGTAATCAACAGTGATTTCTAGTTTTGCTGCTTCTCTCTCACAATCTTCAATGAAATTGTTAATCATTTCATCAGTGTTATTAAGAGGTGGTTCATTCTCAATCATGCTACTGTCTCCTGTGTAACTACTGCTAATGGGATGTCTACAATTTGTGGTTTAGAACCATGTAGATCATAACATACCCACTCATTATTCTCAAATAAGTAAGCATATTCCTCACCATTATCTAGGTAGTCTTCAACTGTCT